TAATGTGGGAACACTTAATCGGTAGTACGATGACTGTCATAGAAACCTCTGCACCTTTAAGTGTTCCCATTCCTCCACCAATGCCACCACCACCTTTAGGATAATTTATGAGCGGAGTAACTCAAGAGCAAGCAGCACTATTTAAAAAGATGATTGATGAGAATAGATATGACTTTTGTAAGTTAGTCTATCTCATCTTTCCATTTGGAGAAGCTGAAACTGACTTAGAACACATGGCTCCTTATGAATGGCAAATGGAAGAGTGGCGTAAACTCTCCGATCATTTATCAAACATAGAAACTCGTTACGAAACTTATCGACTAATTATAAGCTCAGGTAACGGTGCTGCTAAAACTGCTTTCGGTGCAATGACTTTAATGATGTTGTTGTTCACTCAAAGATTGAAAGCAAGAGTAACTGCTAACACTGATCCGCAACTCTCTCAAATTATATGGCCGGAGTATGATTTATGGTTTAACAGAGCTAGGTTCGTTGATCACTTCTTTGAAAAGTTTGGAACAACTATTAAAGCCAAGAACCCTAAGTTCGCTAATAACTGGAAGATCGACAGGTTCACTTGGAATGAGCAAAACCCTTCTGCAGTATCAGGACTTCACAATAAAGGTGGAGCTTGTGTTTATGTATTTGAAGAGGGCGCAGGTATTCCTGCTAAGATATGGCAGTACGCTTCAGGTGCATTTACTGAGACAGAAACTATCAAGTTACATTTAGCTTTTGCTAACTCTGATGATCCTGAATCTAAATTTGAACAGAACATGACTTCACCAATTTGGAGGTCAAGAAGAATTGATACAAGAGAGTTATCACATATTGATCCGAAACAAATTGAAGCATGGCTTATTGACAGTGGAGGAGATGAGAACTCAGACGACTTCAGAGTCCGTGTAAGAGGTTTACCAAGAAAGTCAGCTAAAGACTCGATTATTAAATTAGAAGCAGTGGAGGCGGCTCTAGCGAGACGTAAGGACTTCGATAAAGCTACTGTTGCACATTTCCCTGTCATTCTATCCTGTGACCCTGCTTGGACAGGTGGAGATGAGACAACAATCTGGTACAAGCAAGGACATTATAGTTGTCTACTTGAGCGTTATAAACTTAATAAGCAAATGGGAGAGACTCACCAGAATACTTATAACAAGCTTTGTTATTGGGAGAGACAGTTAGGTGCTGATTCAGTTCACATAGATCAAGGTGAAGGTACAGGTATTTTTACTCTTGCAATGAACGCTCAGAAATATCATTGGGTATTAGTTTCTTTTGCTAACTCTCCAACAGATCAACCTGATCCTAAAGAGTCTGAGTTCGGAAACATTAGAGCTATGATGTATTACAAATTACAAACTGCTTTATTCCAAGGTGGGGTACTTGATTCTAAAAACGAAGATTGGATTGAAGACATTAAGAAACAATTATGTTGGACCAAGGGAACTCGTCACAGAGTAACACATAAGAAAATGGCTGAAGCTAAACAAGATATTAAAGATCGCGTTGGTAAGTCTCCTGATATTGCTGATGGTGCTGTACTTTTATTCGCACATGAGATTATTGATCGTCTTCCGCAAAATGAAGTCGGTGCTGATGGAACAGCTTTTAGTGTTGGTGAAGAAACATTTAAAATGCCTGAACATAACATTGAAGATATTTATGGAGACGATGATGACTTATACGATTGAGAGGTATACTGCAATAACTAAAGAGCTTGCAGATTTCTTATTAGAAGTTCTACCTAAGATAAATGAAATGTTTGGGAATAAATTCGACTTTAGAAATGCTAAGTATAAACTTATGTTAACTAAAGGTATATTCTTGGTAGTTAAAAGAGACGATGAAATTAGAGGAATCATGATAGGAGCTAAAACAACTCACCCATTTGACACAAATGTTACATTATTGCAACAACAGCTATTCTACGTTAAACCTGACTCAGGGAGAGCTGTATATCATCTATTTAAGAAATTCATTGACATAGGAAAAACGGAAGCCGATCATATAATTACTATGTTGACAAGTCAAACCAACATAAAACCTGAGACTTTAGAGAATTTAGGTTTTGAAAAGTTGGAGATATTATATCGAATGGAGTGTTGAAAATGGGAAGTGCTAATCCTTTCAGTAACAATGATGAAGACAATGATGAAGACAATAGTAGTAACAATTTTTTCGGAGATATTTTAAATGCTGCTGTGAATGTTTCAACAGGTGGTCTAGTAGGTTTCAATGATGATGGGTTCGGAGCAGGTGTTGCAAGTAGTACTGCTGTAGAAGGACTTAAAGAAGTGACAGGAGCTAAGGCTGCTGAAGAAGCAAATGAAGAATCACGTAAACGCTTTGAAGAATCGAAAGCAAACGCAGAACAAAAGAGAAAAGATAATCAAGCTCTATCAGCTAGAGCTGAATTACAGAAATCCCGTTCAGCAGGTAATGCAAGAGGAGGAGTTAAGTCGTCAGCCTCAAAAGGTAACTCTAGGTTTTCTGATCTAGGAACTGACGAACAAGACTTTCTAGGATTATGAAAAGTACAAAACAAAATTGCGAATTTTTAAGACACCAAGCTAAGAACACTTTTAATAATGTTCGTAGAGATTGGTGTGATCTTTTACGTTGGGGTTTACCTCATCGTTCATCATGGATTTTATCTCAGACTCAAGGTGAGAGAAAGAATCAACACATAGTTGATGCTACTCATGTTTTAGCACTTAGGTCTTTCGTTGCAGGTTTCTTAGAAGGTAACACTTCAGCTTCTCGTCCTTGGGCGCGTATAGGAACTAGAGACGGTGAGATGGATGAGAACTTTGAAAACAAAGAATGGCTTCAGCATTTTACAAATAGAGTAATGAATTATTTAGGTACTTCAAATTTCTATCATGCTGCAGGTACATTTTATTATGACTATGGAGTTGTCAACACAGGCGCACATTATTTTGAAGTGCTTGAGAATAACTTCCACGTTCATACTCTTATGCCCGGCTCTTACTATGTAATTAATGATTCATACGGTGAAGCTAAAGTTCTTGTAAGAGAATTTTCAATGAACGTTAAGTCTATTGTAGATTCATTCGGACTTCAAAAAGCTACTGGTCAAATTGAATGGAGTAATATTTCTCATGGTGTGAAGAAAGCATATCAAGATGGTAACTACTCAATGTGTATGGACATAGTTCATGTAGTTAAAGAGAATCCTGACTTCGATCCACAAGACCCTGATAATATCGAGAATAGAAAATGGTTAGAGCTTACTTACGAAACAGGTAGTTCTAATAAAGGTTCAGACTCAGGTAATCTTCAGACAGGTGATACAGCTCGTCTCGATGACAGTATCTTTTTAAAGAGATTCACTTCCAAGAGAAAACCTTTTGTAATTGGAAAGTCTACTAACTCTTCAGAGTATGGAGAGAAGGGACCAACTATAGATGCTCTTGGTTGTATTAAATCTCTTAACAAGAAAGCTATAGGTAAAGATCAAGCTCTTGAACAAATGCTAAGACCTACATTACAAGGTCCTGCCAGTTTAAGAAAAAGTTATATCAGTAATGCTCCAAACACTTTCATCCCTTTAGATGCAAGGTCAGTAGGCGCAGGACAGAAGTTAGAATCAGTCTTCCAAATTAATCCTGCTATCGGTGCTGTGATTCAAGATGTAGAAGACTTAAGAGGTCAAGTAGATAAACTTTATTATGCTGACTTTCTTTTATACCTTTCTAAAAATCCTAAGACTCGTACTGCTACAGAAACTTCAGCCATTGTTGAAGAACAGCAACGAATCATTGGACCTAATTTACAGTCTCTAAATTCAACTTATAACGTTCCTGTTCTTGAGTGGGTAATGGATTATGTTTTATTTGAAGACCCTTTCTTAAGACCGCCACCAGAATCTTTAGCAGGTCAATCTCTGAAGCCTGAGTTCATCTCAGTTTTCGCTCAAGCTCAAAGAGCTGCAGATTTACCTTCTATTGATCGTTACGTTCAAGCTATGAGTAACGTTGCTCAACTTGATCCTAGAGTTTTAGATAAAATTAACTTAGATAAGTTTGCCGATCTTTATGAAGATCGTTTATACTTACCTTCAGGATTAAATAATCCGCAGAGTAAGGTGGACGCTATGAGAGAGCAAGCTCAAGCTCAAGCTGCTAAACAAAGAGAGTTAGAGCAAACGCTACCTGCAGTAGCAAAAGCAGCTAAAGATATGTCAGGATTACAACAACAATAAATATAACTTGGAGGTTATTATGAAGTTTTTAATGGTTACAATTTTCGCATTATTTTCCCTAAATGCTTCAGCAG